GCTTGGTTTATTAAAGAAGCAACCTCAGCCATCGCTGTATTGTCCGTCAATGCTCGTCTAACGAGATCGGGGTTCTCAGCAAAAAGAACGTCCACAACTTGCATTTTTTCGGCGTCTGATAATTGCGGAGCGGAATCTGATATTTTATTAAACAGTAAGCGGAATCCCTCTAACAGATCGCCTCGGGCCACTCTAACACCAGACATAATATTAGCAGCAGTTCCCGACCTGCGACCTTCCCTTTGAAGTCCTGCGGTTGGAGAGCCTGCGGTAATTGGCATCTTGCCAGCCATTTCCGTTACCTCTCCAGATAAAGCCAACTTACGCTCTAGTTCGCGGATGTCAGCATTATTAAGAACCACTCTTAGTATTTGCCCAAACTGTAGCTCCTCATCTGCTAGTTTTTTAATCGTTGCTTTTTGTCTCCTAGCTTTGTCGACAATTGCAACCATTAAGCCCTGTTTAAATGCTTCTTTAGCATCATCCGGCAATTTTTCAAAATCAATAGCAATCTGGTCTACGTTTTTGCTAGTCCCTAGAGCCAATCTGCCTTCCGCAAACTGCTCGGCGTTACGCCTTACAGAGGCAGCCTTGCTTCTTGTCGCCGCCATTTCTGGGCTAAAGTCATCTATCGCAAATCTCAGTCGCTGCGCTGCTTCGGCGGTATCTTGGGCTAATGGGCCTCCTCTGATTCCGCTTTTTGGGTCACCCGTTGTAAACAATGCGTTTGCGCGTCGATCCAGTATTTGTCTGGCAATTTCTGCGTCTTGTAAGCTGGGCGTTCTATTCAGAATAACATTTCCGGCATCGTCTTTACCAAATAACTGAACAGCTTTTCTTCCTCTAAATACTTTGTTTAGTTGCTGTATTATTTCTGGGAACCTCTGAGCAAGGTCAAGTAATTCATCAGCTATTGAGGCCGGCACTTCTGGGTAGAGAGGATAAACGCTTTCATACATATCGTTCTCTGTTTTTTGCAGCGCCTTAGACTCAACCTCTTTTGTTTTTAAGATATTGACATCGGCACCCGGGGCAAGCTCCTCCCTAAGTCCGCTCATAGCCTCAGACTCTCTTCGCCGCGCCTGCTCTTGCATACGAGTTAAGGCTGTGCGACCAGATACGCCACCGTCTGTAACGTAGCTTTTTATTGCCAATTGCAAGGTTTGGTTTTCAGCCATCATTCTTCCACTGGCAACATCCTGCACAATCTCTTCCGCAGACTTTCCTGTAAGACCCTGCAGTCTCATTAACTCTGCCTGCACGGCATTGCTAGCTTTATCGCCCAGCTTTTCTCGCGTGAAATTAAATAAACCAGAGACCCCGCCGGTCAGCCCCCGCATTGCAGCTTGGCCTGCCGGAGCAAAAACCGCCCCTGCAGCGCCAGATGCCGCTATCTCCGGGACGGCCTCGGCTAACGTATCCGCTTCGCTGTACCCATAGCCAGCTGCCAGACCCTCTCCGAGTCCCACGCCTGCCGTGCGTAACAATGTTGCTGCCGCAGTTGGCGCTCCAATTCCGGTTGCAGCCATGCCCAAAGACGGCAAAAACGCGCCTGCCACCTCGTAAGTAAGCGCCTCTCCCGGGTTGGCTTTTTTATACTCAGCTAACTTTCCTCTCAATTCGTTACGGATGTCTTCGTACTCGCCGCCCCCAAAACGCTCGGGAATAACGCTGCGGACAGCGGCCTCTATCTCATCTGCAAATCCAAGTGTTGCCCCTTGCGCTACCGTCCTAAGCCTTTGGGTTTCTACTGGCTTTCCTGCACCTCGCACCTCATCAAGCAATGAGCGCAGCTGGTCATCAGACAGGCTTGAAAGATTAGACATTATTGAAGACCCCTTCGTCTTGCTTCCGCCTCTACCCTTTGCCGAAATTTACCATTGGTCTCGCCCGGATCCCTAAAAGGCACTGCAGCAGTCTGCCTGATTGCCTCGGCAGGTTTACCTCTATACCTAATCACTGGGAAGTAGTCTGCTAAATCGGCATCGGGAGGCAGATAGGGAGACAAAAAGCGCGTAAATGGCTCTTCATAATTCTGAATAAATCCTCTCTCTGCTCCAGAGTATAGTCTTTCAGCCCTATTTACAAAATCTGCTCTTTGCGGTGGCAGGAGTATTTGCCCATTCTGCAACCTTTGGATGCCAAGTACGATTGGAGCAGGCACCGGGGTTCCGCTTTCTTCCGCTTTAGTTAGCCAAGCTGTTGCTTGCTGCGCTGTTCTAAATTCGCTTTCTCGAACAACAGAACCCGGATCCAATAGCTTCATGTAATTAAAAATTAATGCAAGATCGCCTGCTGGGCTTGGGTCTTCAGCGGAGTTAATGACGCGCTGATATGCGCTTACTTGTTTTTGAAAGTCCTTTACTTGCTCCTGACCGAGAAACTCTTTTCTAATAGCTTGGATGCCTTCAAGTCGCTCCCCAGACACCCCGCCAAATGATGACTCAGCACCCATAAACTTCTGATATTCCGGCGTTCCGGGGGCATAGCCAGCAGCAATCGCTTTTAAGTGCTGCGTTCTAAAACCCTCAGTAAGTGTGGATGTTGTGTCAAATAAAAGCTCCGCCGCCTCTTTTGCCATTGACGGGTTTTCTTTTACAAGATTTGCGGCAATTGTAAGCTGTCGCTTTCTTGACGGGTCTGTTTCTTTTGCTGCGGCTAATTCAAGCGCCTCAGCCGTTCTATTCCCTTGAGTCCGTAGCAGCCTCATGCCCTGCTCGGTTTCAATTTGGCTTTGCAATGATTTTGCCAAATTAGCGTCAGGATTAAGCCGCATGGCATTGAAGCCGATTGCTAACTGTTTTCGATTAATTGGGTCTGACAAGTAATCAATTGCGCCCCTACCAAGTCGAGACAACAACCCCGGTTGCTGCATAGCGCCCCTGCCAGATGTTGGCCCACCAGACACAGATTGCAGGGCGGGAGCGTTCATTGCTGCCATCATGCGCTGTACCTCTGGGTCAGCCATACGCAGACTTCGCTGCGGAACCGTGACCGGCTGTAGCTGTGCCGCAGTCGGGGCTGGTTGAGGGCTTGGCGGTCTGCTAGGAAACGGCGAGTTAACGAAATCAAACGGCGCTGGCGATGCCTGCTGTCTAGGGTTTAGCGCGTTTACCAGAATGTCCAATAATGCCATGTTACGCCCCTGCACCCATCAGCTTCAAAATGGTCATCAACCCACCGCCCTGATTTTGGCTCATCATTTCTTGCGCGGTCATGCCCATGTTAGGCACGGGGCCACCAGCTAACAATTCTGGCCTGCCTTGAAAGCCACCCTGCATATTGTTATCACCGATAGCGCCAACTAATCTCATGATTTGATCAAACGTATCAGGCGATGCGTCAACAAGCTGAGGCAGCTCAGGAGCAGCTGGAGACATTTGTGGTGCTGGCTGAGAAAATGGGCCACCTGTATCTACCGGAGACATCAGAGGCTGATCTGCCATCTGTAGTGCCTGACCGCCGCGCTGCATTTGTCTGGTAGCCATTGAGTCTCGGATGCCACCCTTTTCCATGCCCATCTCAATTAACTTCATGAGTCCCATTGCTGGCGTCATGATATGCCTCCATAGTTCACGCGGTAGTAACCATCAGGGAACTCAATAACAAGATCCGGTCTGGTCTCCATAACCTCTTGAGCGAGTACACCCATGTCAGAGCCTGTCTTGCCAAGAACGGATTTGGCTTGCTTCTTCCACTCCCACGCATACAGGTTATAACCGCCCGGGGTTTTGCCGACCCTGCGGATATTCTTCTTGAGCCTAACATCCGAGCCAAGAAGCATTGACGCCCATCCAAACAAGCCCGGATCGCTTGTGGTGGTTTGCGATTGCGGAGCCTGAGTGACACCCAATGCCTGAGCAAGATATCCGAGCGCAGTGCCGGGTTGCGCCTGATACTGACCAAACTGGCCCTTGCTCGCATCAATGATTTGCTGCTGAAGCATTTGCTGTAGCAGACCTTGTTGTTGCATACCCTGCAACGCAGTTTGCGCCTGATTAAATCCAAGATTCCCAAGATTGCCTAGCTGAGTGCCAGCGCCCAATCTCATGCCAGCGCCTTGTAGTCCAGCAGATTGATTTGCAAGAGCGGCTTGCAGTTGTTGCTGACTTAAACCGCTTCTAGCGGCGTTCATAGCCGCCTGATTTGCAAGTGACGCTTGCAATCCAGCTTGCTGATTAGCCATGCCTGCTTGCAATCCTGTGGCCTGATTAGCGAGAGCAGCCTGTAGCGCCTGCTGCGCGTTGAGCGTTCCCGCTTGCTGCCGTCTGGCAACATCCTGCTGTGCAAGCTGTGCAGCCGTAGCGAAGCCCTGCTGCCGCAATTGACCACCAGTCCTTGCCTGCTGCTCTAGCGCGTTACGGGCTATCTCAGCCTCCATAAGAGCGCCCCTTGAGCCACCGAACGCACCAGCGGCTTGTGCTTGTGCCGCAGCTTGATTAGCTTGCACCAAGCGATTGCGCTCAATGTCAGCCATAGATTGGTCTATAACCTGACTAGTGTAAGGGTTATAGAACCGATCTATATCCGCCTGCGTAGTTTGCGCGGCCTCCATGCTAGATGGCGCAACACGCTCAAAGCCAAGGTTAAACCCTGTCCCTATGGTAGAAGGATCATAGCCGGTAGCGGCAACATTCATAGGCTGATAGCCCATGATGTCCCTTGCGCCTGCCATAGCGTCATAGATGCTTTGAGAGGACGCTTGAAACATATTTGGCGTGCTAGTTGTCTGCCCTGCTGCCGGAGATACCGGAACCCTGCCGCCCGTTTCGTCTGGGATTACCGGATCTGGTCTAGTGCCTGCCTCTACCCCAAAGTCAGGTTTTGCTACGACAGCATTGCCGCCCTTGCCCCCGCTCCCGGACACTGCGCCAGTATTTCCTCCCTTGCCACCGCCTCCACGCATTGCCATGCTGGGAGGAAAGCCGCCGCCTGCTATTTGGGAGGCTCCGGGCATGGCAGCGCCACCAGTAGGAAGTTGTATTTCTGGCATTTGACCGGGGTTAATACCCGGGGCCACGCTCTGCAGCCTGCCACCCATCGCTTGCATTCCCATTAGCGAAAACTCCCCATATCAAAGCGCGGAGGCCACGGTAGATAGTCTGGATACCCGGGCGGCCTTCCATCCTGCCCCGGTGAGGAAAAGTTCGGATTAGTTTCTTCAGTACCGTAGGGGGTAAAAAACCTATTATATTGTGCTGCTTGCCTTGGGTTCCTTGCCTCAAACTCTGCCCTAGCCTGCTCAAATAAATCGCCAGAACTATATCCCCTAATCCCACCGGCAAACTCTTGTGCTTGAGGCATTCCGGCTAACGCATCACCACCGGGGGCAGCAAGACCATAGGCCGCAGCAGCGTCATAGGCACCCTGCATCCCTGCTTCTTGCATAGGAGAAAAGGCCGCAACATCAGGCCCGTAGTAAGGCATATAGCCTATCTCTCCCATCGCTGATGCTTTGCGTAAGTTCTCTTGCATGGCCCTTTCAGCCCACGCTGGAATCTCCACCTTGGTTGATTGGCTTCCGCCTTTGCCGCCGCCGCCCATATTAAATTTCCTTCGCTAAACTTGTTAAAAAGGGCTTATACCCTTTCTCATCCAAAACTTTTTGCCAGCCCTTACGCCCGGCAACGCTTATTATCGTGCAGCCATGCATCTTGGCGTAATAAACAGCCGACTCATCCATATCGACTATCGTATCCATGTTTCCGCCAGCCAAGAAAATGTGAAACGCCCTCTTTCTTGGGTACACGATTATCTCCGTAACCGCACAAGCATCCTCAGCAGGCCAGAACTGCATTGTCCCCGTTTTGACCGCATAAACGATGTCTTCAAATTCATGGGTGTTTCCACCCCTATCAAGAGCCGCTTGAATCCACGGCCTGCATCGTTCTAGTTCTGCGTCAAGCTCTTCCATTATACCATTAGCTATTGGCTTATTCTCACGATACTCAGCGTTGTAGATGGCGCAGCAGGCTCACTCGCAATCGAGCTTGCTATGGCCTCCAGCTTGCCGCTGGCATCATCTACGGCTGCCATAGCCTCTAGGTAGTCCCCTGCGCTTACCGTAAATAGAGATGTCCTAGAAACTACCAGCGCCGCGTTATTTTGGTGTAGCGCATTCCTCATGGTGCTGTTGGCGACGTTAGATCCATTCAGTCTGGGCCAAAATGCAAAATTTACAGTGCTAGATGACGTTGACGATATCTGCGCCGAGAAAGATATAAGATACTTCCCTGCCTCATTAAAGGTAATTTGGCTGCCAGAAATGCTTAATCCGGTGTTATTGCTGTCTGCGGTATAACTCAATGCCGTAGCCGTATTTGCGGTAAATGTCACATTCGAGCTAATGTAAAAAAACCCATACCCGTCTGCTAATACAATCTGGCGAAACTCATTGTTTTTGGAGACAACTGGGTAGCCATCTGTATCCCAAAGGATAATTCCGTCATTTGTCGCCTTATCATCTGCATCCTTAAAGGCCACAGTTGACCTAACCCTAGTCAGGTAATCCGACAGATCTTCAGCCCATTGATTTGGGTTGTCTGGCGCGTATGGTGGTGGGCGCTCTCTACTCAACGCCTGCCTCCTCCGTAAGCCCTAATCCTTAGATCACCAAAGCGCCAATTATTACCCTCACCACCATCAATCCGCAGCTTCATCTGTCGCCCAGTAAACCTAACGCTTATTGGATTTGCTGGGTTATACGGCCCGTGAGTTGTCTCGGTGTCATTGGGGTAAAACTTGGTTTTGAACTTCAACGATACCTCACCCTGCGTATCTTCTTCTGGTATCACCTCTGTAATGCGAGCAACGGTGTCTCCATCAGCAAAGTCTATTGGGCCAGACTCTAAGAATACCGCCGCGCTCTCATGCCCGTAGCCGTTCTCATGCCGATACGCCGCACTGTTTGCGACCCACCACGGTTCTTGAAACGGGCCGCTATCAACTCCGGTTGATCTCGTTAGATCGCCAATTAACCAGTGATTCTCTCTGTAATCATAGGCGACATACTTGTTACACTCATCAGCGCCATTTGCTGGATAGAACCACCAGACCTCATTAAACTTTTGGTTGGCAACGCACCAGCCGTGGCTGACCTTAGACCTATTAAGCTCCGTAAATACCTTGTCATGAACCTCACAAGGCAGCACCCGAGCTTGTGTGCCGTCATAAAAGAAAAAGTTGTTTTTGCCCATCCAAAACGCGCTAGGGCCAACAGATGCCAGCATATTCTTACCGACAAGACCGCATGAGTCCCCAATCTTTTGAAAGCCAAAGACCGTAGGTGGCCCCTGATAAGTCGCCGTCCAGCAGTCCGTAGTGGTGAGTAGTAACGTCCTGCCACGCACTGAAACGCCAGCGACTAGAGATCCTGATGTTTGTAGCTCTATGTCGCCAGCCTCATTAATTACACTTGGCTGCCATTCATACAAATTTTCTCTGTCGCACCACTGCACCTTGCGGGGATTGCCTCCAGCCCTCAGCGCAAACACAAATCGCTCTGCTGTTACTACAAGACCATAGTTGCTGGTCGGAACCTCGGTTGGATTTGCGGTTGTGCCGTCAGCAATATCAACAACAAGCGCATTTGCCGAAACCTTAGTCATCGGGGTTGTTGTTGGGGCCAGAGACCATGCCGACATATCCAGCTCATAAATATGCCCATCAGAGTTAGAGACTGCTAACAAGTCTTCACCCCAGTTTGCCAGCGTCCACACGGTCGCTTCTGCGATTGTGAAATCTTCCTCTCGCTCTACACCGTAGTTCCCGCTTCCATAGGTGCTACCACCGTAACCTGTGTTTTGTGACGCCTCCGCAGTTCCTGACGGTACCGGGCTTGGTGTGATGTCGTAGGAAGATCCATTCCCATCAATAATTGAAATGCGGTTGTAAGATGCCGCTGCAAAATATGGATTATTAGAGTTGTTCACCCATGTGTGACTAGCCCGGTACTTCCTATCTTTCTTGTACACCCGAAACTTAGATATGACACCCTCAGCATCTGTGTAAACAGAAAAACCACTATTTGCTGCACTAGTTAGAGGATTGCCGGTAGTTATTTCCTGCGTAATCTTAGTTACGCCATCTATATCTGCGGTCGTAATTGCTGTCCCAGAAACGCCATCTAGCTTTGGCATGATGGTGCCAGACACTAATGACTCAACGGTAATTTCAACGAAATATGTTGTACCAGCCTCTAAAGATGCAGATGCATCCCGAAACACCTCGCCAGTGCCATTGATGTTAAAGTCTATCTCCCCATCAGTAGTATCCTGACTAATAGTCCCCGTGCCACTAGCAAGCGTCACAGACCATCCGGTTGCGCTAGTGAAGTCGCCGTTAGTAATTAGCTGTTCAACATCAGCAAAGTACGTCCAACCACCAACAGGCTGCGCGGAGTTGTTAGTCCACCGCACAAGGCTGGAATTTAACCAACGACCCTTAGAGTCTAGCTCGTTGCCGTGATTGTAAATCCCAGCAGGAATGTCAATTTTGACAAGCGGCATTAGGCAGTGAATCCAACGAATGACCCGTAAAGTTGCGACCCGACTTTCCACAGTTGCACCCAGTTGTCATTGGTTGCGTGAAGGCTAGGCGCACTACCATAAACCCATTTCATCGTAGGCCATGTAACCGTGTCAGTGCCTACGGATGATATCTGCAAGGTGACAAATTGACCGGCAGATAAACTGTCAGTAATTGTCACGTTGCCCGTCATAGCAATTGTTTGAATGGTGCCATTTGCCGCAGAGATATTAACTGTCCCTGATGCTCCGGCGCTGTACACCTCTTCTGTGATTGAGCCATTAATATCAATAGACACAACGGCAGTCAGCGTAAGGCCGTCTGCTGTGATACCGTCAATGTTGATGTCAGCGCCACCTCCATTAAGGATGGTATCCAGCGATGTCCAATTGCTGTTGAGCTTTGTACCCCACGCGTTGGCATCTCCACCAATTGATGGCAAGTTAAAGGCAAAGTTTGTTGTCGTACTCATGTCAAATCTCTCTTGCGATGCTCTATTTTACACCGTGTTGGTTGATGGGTATTGTCTGCTTTGACCGGGCCATATCAACCTCACCGCGCCATGATCTCCAGCTAGACCAGCGTAACCGGCGTCTGGGTTTAGATATCTAGCACCCGCCCGGGATGGCGCACCGCCTCCATATCCCGTAGTGCCGCCACTTACGCTTCCGTTTGATGATCCAACCCCACCATCTACAGCACTAGGGCCGCTACCTTCGCCGCCCTCGCCACTGGCTCCCTCGCCAAAAATCGCTGTGCCTCCACCATCTCCGCCGGTTCCCGGGACGTAATAAGATCCGCCAAGCGTACCTGATGATCCGCCGCCACCTGCGCCGCCAGCACCATCAGCGCCATAATCCTGCTGCCAATCACCACCAGATCCGCCTACGCCAGAATATCCCCCAGCACCGCCACCACCATTTCCCTCGCGGTTATCGGCACCTAATCCACCTACTCCGCCAGCATTAGAACCTGACGATAAAGCGTCCCCGTTAATGTAAACGGAATCCTGTGATGTTGAGTTTACCCCGCCCCTTCCGCCCGGGGCGCGAAACAACAAGGTTCCGCCACGAGATATTGTCGTTGAGCCTCCATGACCACCGGGATAACCAGAGGATGAATATGCACCCGCAGAGCCTCCTGCGCCCACCACTACGGTCAGCGTTTCACCTGCGATAACAAGAAATGTCGCGTAAACCAACGTCCCACCTGCGCCACCCTCAACAGTGCTGCCATAAAAGTTGGCAGAGCTTCCTCCACCACCACCAATCATAACGGCAGAAATCATGTTCACATTGTCGGGAACGGTAAAGCTATAGCTGCCAGCAGCCGTATATGCTTGCGCCCCGTCAGACGCCAATCCTTGACCAGCAATCAACGCCCTAAACATTATCCCAACCCCTCATCATTTCTCTCATGTGGCATAAGCGCGTCCGTCCAGCTTGCTGGCCCCTCTGCAACATTTATCCAAGAATCTACAGGCTCCGCTGCATTAGCCCACGCATCTACCGGCTCTGCCTCTAGCTCCCACTTAATCCTAGCGGCGATCAGGCCAGCACTAAGCGACCCAGATTGCAGTCCGTAGAACAGCCGCCTGCCAGCAGCAAAATTGCTTGCAGACTCCCCAATGATTTTTGACGCCCTTGAGGACAGAAATACGGCAGGCGATACACTAGTAGATGTTGGATCTGTATCAACATAACCATCAACCCAATAACCATCTTGTGCGTATACTGCGTTTGACAAGAATCCGACGCTTGCCAACTTCCTTGTAACGCCAGCCTTGGTCGCAGTATTTTCAGCGGCAGCAAGCCCGGCGTAAGCGTCGTTCCCCATAGCCACAGCAGCGGTTGATGTCGCAGCCGGGGCCAATGCAACTAGCTTGGCATCGCCCTCTGCATAGCCCTCAACCCAATATTCTGGCTCAACGTAATAGCTCACGCCGATCTCACAATCTGAATGACACCGCCAATAATCCCACCGCTAACCAGCAACGCAAAAAAGACCATAGCTACATCCATCAACAACCGCTGCCGCTTTCTTTGCTTGTAAATAACCTGCTCTCGTTTCGCCTTAATCTCCCGTCGTAGCGCTATCATTTCTTGATATGTCTCTGTGCCATACGC